CAATGAAGAACATAAAGAATTTTCTATATGGTGCTTAAAAGCAACTCAAGAAGATATGATTGATTATATAAAAGAAAAATTATTAAAGGAGGAAAAATTATGTACGATCTAGCTAACAAAAATATAGCAGAAACTGTAGTTGCAGATTTTAATGATCATCAAATACTAGACCATTATTATTTTGAAGATAGTGGAGTTGAAATTGTTTGGTGGAAAGATAGAGAAGTTTATTTAGCTTTGCATGATGATAAAACTTGGGATTGGTACAGTCCTAATCAAATTCATTTTGTAATCGAAGAACTAAAAGAAAGTGATCTCAAGGGTTATCTAATAGATGTTCATCACTACGATTGGGATTTAGAGCAAAAGGAGAACGCATGAACCACAAATACATAAAAGTGCATTGGGAAACCGAAGAACTTGATAGATATTACAGAAAAAATCACTATCCTGAAAAAGTTTGGAAGGACAACGAAGGTATGCCATTTGGAATTTATCTTATACACATAGGAGAGGATGATTTTGAGTCTATTGAAGACGCACAATGGTTTCGTACCGAAGAAGAAAGAGATAAAGAATTTAACAAATTAGTTAAGGATTTAGATAATCAATTTTTAGACCATATCAGAAAAATGGTTTTTCAATAAGGAGAAAACATGAAAACAACAACATTAGAAAAACTTAATAATTATGAAGAAGGTCATTGTGATAGAAATGATAATGGCGATTTGATAATAAAAAAATATTTATTAGAAGATACATACTCAAGTTTTATTCCTTACTACACTTCTGACTCAATGGAAGAATTAAATGAATTAATAGATGAAAGATTTACATTTAATGATGAAGAAAATAATTTATTTTATGAAGATAATGTAATTGATTTGCCAATGTATTTAACTCAATCTTTAAGAACAAAACTAGATAGATTGGGATCTTTTCATTTATATAAATGGGATTGGAAATCTAGAACTTACATTGAAGATTTAAATTTAGGGACTAGAACTTATCCAAAATAGAATGCAGAACTTAAAACTTAAACAAGTACAAGACGCTATAGAGTATCTGAGAACGATACAAAGCGATCTCAATCCAAGAAAAGCCAAGTTAGGTAATAAACCAATAGTTTGGATTTCGGTGGATAATCAAGAAGATTTCAGTTTACTTTCTCAAGCTTTAAAGAGCATGAGGAACGTAAAGTGGATTGGTATAATATTAGAAACAGAGGAGGTAATATGAAACCATATATGTTCATTACACATAATGAAGGTGTCAATGCAAATGCGATCTTTGGATCAAGTTTAATTGGCTATTTAAAATGCTCTTATCAAGAGTTAATCGACTCTTTTGGAGAGCCAATGAAGATAGATTTATCTACTTCGGACGGCAAAACAGATGTTGAATGGGACATTGAATTCCAAGACGGCACATACTTGCATATTTATAATTGGAAGAACGGCAAGAACTATCTAGGAGATGACGGATTAGAAGTTGATCAGATTACCGAATGGAATGTCGGTGGACACTCTAAAAAGGACTTAGATAAACTGCAAATGGTGTTCCAAGTTAATAAGATCAAAGCACTCATTAGCCATTAATGGTGTTTTGGGAAATTGTGCTAGTTGCATTAATCGGAATAGTTGTCTTAGTTGATTACTATTTGGGTTAGACAAGAGGTGTAATTAGCAGTTAAAATATAACCGAAGTAGAGCGATACTTGTCTTTTTCTCCCCTTTTATTGCTCTACTTCACTTTCTAGATCATTCACATCATTATTTTCTAAAGCGTTATCTTGAATAACTTGTGCCTCTATTGTCTGGCCAAGCAGCGTTTCTAAGCGGCTCTCTACTTCTTCTCTACTCATCTGATCAATTTTTCCGAACATAACTTCTTTACGATCAACAATAAGTCCCCCGACTCTTAACAAACTATTCTGAGCTGAGATTGCTGCATTAAAGGATCCAGCCTCCAAAGCTTTGTCCCGAATGTCGTACAAATCTTGAACTGCCCGATCATAATTAAGTTCGTACTTCTTCTTAACTTCATTCATCAGGTAGTTGTATTCGGATCTAATCAAAGGATTACTCATGAGTTTGTTTGCGGCCTGACGTGGATCTTTATAACCTGCCTTCGCAGCCGACTCAATCAAAGATAGTCTAGGATTATTTACAGCAGTCCAAATGAATATTCTTTGTCTGCGATTGAGTTTCTTGTCCAGGTTGCAAGTTTCGATAGGGGGAGTATCTTTTTCAGCAAGTAGATTGCCTTCGTAAGTTGTATCATGTTTCTTTTGATAATCTGCCATGATTTTTTAGCGTATTCTAATACGACCTCCTCCCACCATTCTCCCAATAGTGTGTAGCAAGGGTACACTCCCGACTATTCAGTTGTCAAGAACTTTAGAGTATTAAAGGGTATTTTCTTCTATTTCCTATGACAAAAATGAAAAAAATAAAATATTAATGAAAGCCTTATAAATAAAGGGTTTGCGGTGTCACAAATACTATGACAAAAACCCGACAATATTAATTTTCAGGATCTAACTCGAAATCAGCAGTAAAATATATACCTTCTTCGCCTATGTAATCTTCAGGTAAATGAGCATCTAAAGTTTCATTAACCAGGCGTACTGTTTCTTGTTCCGACTGTGTGATCTGCATTATCTTTTGCAAAGCATAAGAAAGCATACAAAGGCTAGTCAAAAGTTCCGACTCACCTCTTATACAATGATTATTAACTATGCTGTCGCATTTACTAATAAGTTCTTGAGTAGTAGGCGGCCCTAATTTTTCAGTAAAATTTATAACTTCATAAGCCATAAGAGATTATATACATACTTAATGATTATAGGAAAGGGCGGAGAGATTTCTAGCCAGGCTCTCTCCGAAGCCTTAGCCGTTATTTAGGGAGAATGACATGAACGGCACTAGAACTAAGAGGAGCAACTTAAAAAATCTCCCCTTAATTACGAATAGTGGACATATTATACTAATTGTGTATATAATACAAGCAGAGGTAAGAGTTTATGAGAAAAGAAGAGGATTTAATTCATCAGTTAGCTATGGCTGAGTTTGACTTAGCAAGAACTAAAGAATGGATTAAGGAAATTAAAAAAAAATTAAAAGAGGAGGAGCAACATGCAAAGTCTGCCTGAAATACTAGAGCCACATAAAAATTATGTTTTGAATGAAGCATATTATTTCCCAAAGCTAACCAATAGCTTTTATCACAATAGTCCAGGCGTAAGTTCGTCAACCATAAGAAAGTTTATGGATAGCCAAATACATGCTTTATACGAGGAGATAGAGGACTCTCCTGCTTTAAGGTTTGGTACAGCAGCCCACGCCCTTATAGTCGAAGGTCAGGAGGCTTTTGATAAAGATATAGCAGTTATTGTCGGATCTCCTTATACAAGTGCCAATAAGTCGTTAAAAGCAGACTATGAGCAAAGGGGTTATACAGTTATTAACAACCAACAGAAAGACGATATTTTTGCCATGCAAGACGCACTTATTCCTGAGGCAAATAAGTATCTCAATCCAAATGAAACTGACTATCCCTCTATATTTGAAAGTCCATACGAGTCATCATTTTATTGGTATGAAGGAGAAACACTTTGTAAGTTAAGATCTGATGTTATTAGACACCCAATAGGTCAGCCGTATTCCGAAAAGAACATTATTATTGTTGATTACAAAACTACGGCAGATTGTTCGCCCAAAGGATTTGTAAGTTCTGTTCGTAAGTACGGCTATGATTTACAAGCGTCTTGGTACAAAAGAGGGTATGAAAAAGCGGGATTTAAGGTAGAAGGTTTTTACTTTGTCGCACAAGAGAAAAAGAAACCTTATGCTAGTAAAATCTTCAAAATGTCTGAAAAAGATTTAGTAGCAGGGTGGATAGCGTTAGAAGGCACTTTAGGGCTATATAGAGACGTTATGAAGGGCGAAGAGCCTATGATCCACAATTCTCCTAATCTTGTAGAAATTAAGCTCAGAGATGAAAAAGAAACCCTATAGAAATATAACGCTTACAAAATTTCAGACAGAGATTGTCGAGCAAGTAAAAAGATTGTTAGACACTAACAAAAGAAATGATGCTATCGGGCATATAATAGAAACTTATTGGCTTAATAATTACCACCATATAATTGGTATAGGAAAAATCAAACTTATGGAAGAGGAAGCAAAAATTAACTATATAAATTCAATTATTAAAAAGGAAGATAATGAGAGAAGATAAATGGGCTATAGCTTTAGGAATATGTATCTTAATAGGGCTACTAATT